TTATCACGTATGGGGATGATGCGGCTTGTGGAGCTGATATAAATTGTGATAAATTCAATCATGTAGTTATGGCTGACATACTCAAAGAGATTGATATTGTATTCACAATGCCAGATAAAACTTCGGATCCTAGACCTTACATGTCACTTAGTGAGCTCGATTTCCTCAAGCGACGGTTTAGGTGGGAACCAGCCCTTAATAGATATGTTGGACCCTTAGCAGAAGACTCCATTATGAAGTCGTTACATGCAGTAGTCGAATCTAGCGCTCTTACTCCTAGAGAAGTGGCATGCCAAAATATAGATGGTGCTTTACGAGAGTGGTTTTTCCACGGTCGTGAGGTGTTTGATACACGACTAGAGCAAATGAAGCGGGTTGCTAAGATAGAAAATCTTCCATGTAGAACTCTAAACCTGGACTTCGACACTCGTGTTGTCCAGTGGAAAGATAAATATAGAATAGGAGACGTGAAATATGAACCGCATTCATTGAGTGATGGGGAATCCGATGATGCTGGATACTCGATAGATTATGATTACTGGAGCGACTCTACAGTGAGTGAAGTTACTGAGCCTTCACAAGTGTCTCAGGAGCAAGATATATTTGATTATGTTAAGTCAGTTTTAGGACGCCCCGCGTACGAGGAGTACGAGATTATATCTACGCAGTGTGGCAAGGGCGACTTAGCATATATTACCGAAGATGCTATTTTAGTTGTTGAATGTAAGCGTGTAATAGGACGCGTTGGGATGATGACTAAGGTCGTTCAGCAAGCTGTGCGCTATACTAACATTTGGAGTGCAATTTTTCCTACTCGTACAATATATGGGCTTATTGCTACGGAATATGGTATGCAGTTAGTGCACATGCATGGGGATCCCGTGTTCCCCAAACCTTACACGGAATTTCTTGAGACTGTGCCCATACTGTGGTAGAGTCTCAATCCCGACCACCATGTCGTTAAACTGGGCGCGGCGCGCGTGAGTGTCGTAGTTCTACGGAAAAACCAAAATCACACCTGTCGTATTGGTTACATACAAGTTCGTATTTTCGCCCGTTTATTACGTCTTGGAATGCTTGCGATAGGAATGGGGGGTATTGAAACCCGAGTGCTATTTAGTTACCGCAGAATCCCACTGCAATTAAAACGTGCGATAGGAGTGTTCTCTGAGGCAAGAACGCTACCCGTATAAATAAAGTGTCTTACTAAATCTTTTATTAAAGTAAAGTCAGCTGAGGACT